GTCGTAGTTTTTACCATCACCATCTATTTTAATACAATCAGCTCCTAATGCTCTGGCTATATCTGCTAATTGTAGTCCTTTTTCAGTGTAGTTTTTTCCACTCATGTATTCACTGAAAGATTTCTTGAATATGTATTCCATATCAAAGATGGCTGGTCCGGTCAACATTTTTCTGAATGTTCCGGGGCTACATATATTTCTAGTTTTAGCATCTTTTTTACCTTCTGTTTGTAGCTCAGATTTTACGAAAGCAGTATACATTTGCCACATGTCTTTATGGAATGCTTCGTATTTAGGGTCGAATGGATTACCTTGATATTTTTCATTAAATTGGTGTATTTCTTCCCGTTGTTTTTGTGAGAGATGGTTGTACCATTGATTATAACTGTATTGTACTCCCACTGTTTCTATTGCTTTTCTCCATTTAGGTCTCATAACTGTTTCAATGAAAAGTTTAAACTCTGCAATAGTGTCGACATCCGGCTTAGGTTGGTTGGATATCTGCCTTTTGGCTGCTGTAACTGCTGTCAATACACAATTGTGATAATTAGTTATTTCTATAGTTTTATCAAATTCTATTCCAGGTAGAACTTTGTGTGCTGCTATTTTATTATCAACTGTGCATTTGCATTGCTTTGCCAATTCTTCGATCGAATGTTTCCCCTTGAGTATAGGAGCTAGATAACGATATCTTTTTGATATTGTCATCTTCTGTTTTTTGTCAAGATCGAAGTTGTTCATCGCGTGATAAGCTACTGAGATACATGTTTTGTAGATTGGTAAGTTCCATCTATCTCTAAGTACTTTGGCTTGCTTAATACTATTTGGTTGATTTTTCCTGATTTGCTGAATCATTGCAATTACCACGCCTATTCCTACCAACATCGCTCCATCAACTTCGGCTCTAGAAGAGTGATATCGCGATTTGGCTGCATTTACGAATACTTTAGATAACATCATTGTAAATGCACTGCTTGATCCATAATATACTATTATCGCCAAGACAGTCAATGTGATGAATTTGATAACTAGCCTCTCATGTTTTTTGTATTTGGCTAAGCTATCTTCCCACAATGTGCAACAAATATCTGCTTGTTTTCGAAAGATCGTACATAATAAAACATATGCCTGTACGCTTCGCAAATATTGTGCTGCTTTTATCATATTTGAGATTGTCAAATATGCGGAGATGCGCTGTCTCCAACTATAATCGTGCGC